AGGAAGCCGCGCCTGTGATCGAACGGGTGGAGCAGGAGGGGGCCCAGATCGAGAAGCGGATCAAGGCCAACGAGGGCAAGGTGGAGCGGCTCAAGGACTTGGCGCTGGAACAGCAGGTGCAGATCTCGGACTCGTCCGAGTACATCGTCAAGAAGATCGACGCGGCCCACCCCAGGACTGCCGACGACGTGGAGCGCCCCAAGACCATGGACGCCGCCAAGACCAAGGCCGACGCGATCAAGAAGAAGCGAGCCTCCGAACAGCGGGAGGCGATCGAGGCGGAGGTTGACCCCTTCGCCGGCCTGGAGTAGCGCACCAGCCGCGTGGTACCCTGGCCAGGTGCCAGGATCGCAACTCATTCAGTACGGGGAGAAGGAGGGTCAGGGGGCCATCCTGATCGACGTGGACGACGTGGACCTCCAGGACGAGGCGTCCCTGGTGGCCGCGGTGGCCGCCAACCGCCTCCCCGGGGCCAGCGTGGTGATGCTCACGGGGACCGTTCCGTGGGGGTCCAAGGAACTGGACAGGTGCCTCCTCATGCTCGGCGCCGACGCCCGCACGTCCAACGTGGAGGTGTGGGTCCGCCGGCCAGTGAGCGAGCACCGGTGGAGCGCCCAGCCGCTGTGGTGGGTCCACGACGTGAGCGAGATCCTGTGCGCTCCCCGCGCCACCCAAGCGGTGATCCACGCCCTCAACGCCATCCCGTTCGTCCCGCCGCCCGCCGAGGTGGTGGCGATCGACCCCCACCCCGACACGATCTCGGCGGTGAGCCTGGACGAGGTGGCCACCCGCCTGGATGCGGGGTGCGGTTGGCTGTACGTGGAACGAGGCTCCAAGGCCGCGGCTGTGGCGGAACGCGAGGTGTTCCGCGCCGCGACCCTGTGGGGGGTGCGGTACCGTGGGGCGGCGTAACCTGAGCGCCGTTCCCAACATCGCGGGGCGGCCAGAGGACACGATCACCCCCCAGCAGTACAAGGTGGGGTGGGACTTGGTGACCACCGGTCACACGGTGCAGCAGGTGCTGAGCGCCACCGGCCTGTCCCGGCCGCAGTTGGCGTGGCTCATGAAGGTGGGGGACGAGAGCCGGGGGATGGCCTCGTACCAGGGGCGGATCGCGGAACTGTCCGCCAAGATCCGCTCTCGCGCCCAAGATGCTGCCGACGCGGTGGGGAGCGGGTCGGTGGACCACCTCAAGCGGGCCGTGGAGATCGGCGGGGTGGCCCAGACGATCGCCCGCAACCTCATGGCAGCCCACCTCAAGCATCGGGTGGGCCCGGCCAGCGAACGGATCCGCGCCGGGAAGGGGACCGACAAGGACTTGGCCCAGATGGCCATGCCCCACTCCATGCGGGAAACCCTCAAGGCCCTGCGCCCGTTCACCGATTTCAGCGAGACCGCGCGCGCGTTCCGCATCGTGTTCGACTCGCCGCACCAAGGACAGGACCCCCTGTCCCAACTGCCCAAGGAAGCCCGCCTGGACCTGTCCGGGGAAGCCCTCCTGCCCGCCGCCACCGCGCTGGTGGAGGAGTTGGTGGGGGAGGACGTGGGCCACGACATCCTGGACGACCTACTCCCCGAGTTCCGCGGGTGGACCGAGGAGGACATCGAGCACTTTGCGGAGACGGGGGAGCGCCCCGCCCGTGACTTCGGGGACGACGACCCGCTACCCTTGCCAACGGCGCCGGACGACGTGATCGACGTGGAACCGGCCAAGGAGACCGACCATGAAGCACGTGACCCAGTTCCTCCTCAAGACCCTGACCAGCCGTAAGTTCTGGGCGGCGGTGGCAGCCAGCCTCCCGTTCGCCCTCAACGAGGACTGGACCAACTTCGCCCTGGTGTGGATGAGCTACGCCGGCATCCAGGGCGCCGTGGATGCCTCCGAGCGCGTGGGGACGCAGAAGGCCATCACCGCCGCCGATGCGGCCAAGGCCGTGGGTGCAGGCCTGGAGGATGGGGTCCCCCAGTCCAAGGAGGAGATCCTTGCTGCGATCCAGGCCGTCGCGGCCGACCTGGCCAAGGACGAGCCGGGGACACCCTCCCCGGAGATCGACAGCGACCTCACCCCTGTGGATGGAGCGGTAGAGGAACCCGGGGATGCCTAGCCCCAACGCCACCCCCAAGGATGTCGCCCTCCTGACCTCCGCCGGCGCGCCCGTGGACGCCGCGGGGGCGTACCTGGGCCAACTGGCCCCCCAACTGGACGACCAGGGCGCCGCGGACCACGTGGCCCGCCTGTCCCTGTATCTCCAGGAGGAGGCCATGCACCTGCGCTCCATGGCGCGGGCCAAGCTGGAGTACCTCCAGGAGCAGTGGGACAAGGAGGACGGGGAGAGCGCGCCCGTCGATCACGACTGGCTGTACGCGGTGTACGACCAGCGGGCCGTCACCGACCGCGGCGCCGACAACGTGAAGTGGTACAACCCGTTCACGGACGAGAACGACTCGTCCGGCAGCACCCGCAACACCTACAAGCGGGGGATCTGCTTCCACCACACCGCGGTGGCCGGGGGGTTCGGCACCCACGGATCCCGCCGGGACTACTGGGAGAAGCAGATCGACAGCGGCCTATGGACTCCCAAGGTCCCCCAGCCCAACGGCAAGATGGTCCAGACGGAGTGGATCGACCAACCCCGTGGCGCCGCATGGGAGGAGCTGTCCGCCGCCGAGCGGGATCAAGCGTGGGTTCGGGCCATGGCGTTGGGCGACCGGTATCGGGGGTACAAGCCCCAGCAGTACAACACCGGCGTGCCGTACCACGTGGTGAGTGGCGCCAACTCGGTCCTGTACCTCAACCTGCCGTTCCGGTGGGTCACCTGGCATGGCAACGGCGCCAACAACTGGTACTTGGGCTTCGCCTGGGACGCCAACAGCAACGACGACAACCTGCACGAGGAGGATATGGAAGCCGACGTGCGCAGGGTGATCGAGATCGGCCGCGGTGAGGGGCACTTCGCTGACGGCCTGGAGTTCACCATGCACTGCGCCTTCACCAACAAGCCCACGGACGCGGGGCGCAAGTTCGCGGAGTTCCTGGTGGACCTGGCCGACAAGGTGGGCGCCACGATCCGCATGGACTACAAGGCCAAGGACAGCTACTCGTCCTTCAACGACGTGCTCGCGGCGTGAACCCACTCCAGGCAGAGGAACGTGCCCGGCTCCGCCTGCGGCAGCAGGTGCTCCGGGCGCGGCGGGACAGCGTGGAGTTCGTCCACCGGATCGGCCGCCAGGAGGGGGACCGGCCGATCCGCATGGGCAAGGTCCACGTGGAGTGGCACCGGCTCATGGACGAGCACGACCGGTGCGTCCTGTTCGCGCCGGTGGGCCACGGCAAGAGCAACCAGATCACCCGGTGGCGCCTGCTGTACGAGATGGGGCGCAACCCCAACATCCGCATCGGGGTGATCTCGGTGAGCAAGAGCGGCGTCCCCTCCAAGTTCCTGTCCGCGATCAAGGCGGACATCGAGACCAACAAGTGGCTGCGGGTGGTGTTCCCCCACCTCAAGCGGCAGCGGAAGGGTCAGCGCATGTGGAACGACGAGGGGATCATCATTGAGCGCACCCTGTCCCTCCCCGACCCCACGGTCCAGATGTTCGGCCTGTACGGCAAGATCCTGGGCTCCCGCCTGGACCTGATCGTTATTGACGACATCTGCAACCTGGAGAACACCATGACCGAGCGCTCCCGGGACAAGATGTGGGAGTGGGTGAGCGGCGAGGTGCTGTCCCGCCTGCCGCGGGAGAGCGGCCGCGTGTGGGCGGTGGGCCACGTGTGGCACCGGGAGGACGTGCTCCACCGACTGTCCCGGATCGAGGGCTACCACACCCGCAAGTACAGCGCGTTTGTCCCTGCGGAGGTTGGCGAGGCGCCGTTGATCCCAGAAATGTGGTCGATCAGCGGCCTGCGCCGCCGGGAGCAGGAGCTTGGCCGCTTGGCGCCCAACATGCTCCGCAACGTGATCCCCGCCTACGACGACGCCCGGATCAAGGCGTCGGCCATCGAGCGGTGCCTCCTCCGCGGCCGCGGCGAATCCCTCAAGGACTCGTGGAACCCGGCGGACAGCCCCACGTTCACCGGGGTGGACTTGTCCGTGGCGAGCGGCACCGGGGGTGACCTGGCGTGTGTCTTCACCATCACCGTCCTCCCAGACGGCACCCGCCAGTTGCTCGACATCCGCGCCGGGCGGTGGACCGGGCCGCGGATCCTCCAGGAACTACTGGACGTGCATCGGCGGTTCGGTTCGCTGATCATGGTGGAGAACAACGCCGCGCAGGACTACCTGATCCAGTTCGCGGGGGAACTGTCCACCTTGCCCCTCAAGCGCCACACCACCACGGCGCGCAACAAGTACCACATGGCCTTCGGGATCGAGTCCCTGGGGACGGAGTTCGACCAGGGGAAGTGGATGATTCCCTGCGACGACAACCTCGTGCCGCCGCCGGAGGTGGCCGAGTGGCTCCGAGAGTGCCAGGCCTACACCCCCAGGGAGCACACCGGCGACCGCCTGATCGCGTCCTGGATCGCGCGGGAGTGCGCCCGGCAGGCAGGGTACGCGGGAGGGGCCTGGACGTACCAGGACGACGCGGTCTACACCAACGTGGACACCCTGGTGCGGTGATCTGGTAGGGTACCCCCATGGCAGAGCAGGGCTCCAGCGGCGTGATGCGCGACGGCAAGGTGGTCACCCTTGCCGACCATGCCGGCGCGGAGGCCGGCAACGGCTTGGTGCGGGAGTACCTGTCCGCCATGCGAGTCCTGGGCCTGGAGGAGGACGACCGGTGCGTCATGCTCCGCCACTGCCAGTCGTTCTACGACGGCACCCAGCACGACCACACCGGCATGGACTGGAACGGGATCCCCCGGGACCCCGGGGTGGGGTACCTCCACGAGCGGCTAAAGCCCCAGGGGTTCGTGCCGGTCAACTCCAGCCAGTACGCAGCGCGCAAGCCGGACGCCCCCGTCCCCTTGGCGCGCCAGGTGGTGTCTCGGTTCACGGAGATGCTCCTCGGTGAGGGGCGGTGCCCCTCAATCCGGGTTCCCAGTGACCCCGCGAGCGAGGAGTACCTGGAGGCGGTATTCAAGTGCGCCGATCTGTGGGACGTGCTCGCGGAGGCTCGCGATGTGGCGGGCGCGTGCGGAACCGCGGCGGTGGCGGTGGGGATCACCGCCGGATGGATCAACGCCGAGGTGCTCCACCCCCGCAACTTGTGGGTGGCCGAGTGGGACAACGACGACCCCGGGTGGGCGCCGCGGGTGGTGGTGGAGCAGTACAAGGCCACCGTCCAGGTGCTCGATGACGGGGACGACGGCAACGGGCGCCTCAAGAGCGTGGACGTTTGGCGTACCCGCGCGTGGACCCCCGAGGAAGTGGTGTACTACGAGGACGTTCCGTGCGGCGACGTGCCCGACGACGGGATCCCCGAGCGAGAGCGCAAGCCCCACAAGTTCGGCGCGTGCCCCGTGGTGTGGTACCAGAACACCCGGGTCACCGCGTGCCCGGACGGCAAGCCCGACTGCGAGGGGACGTGGCCCCTCCTGGACAAGCTCGACCGCCTCCAGTCCCAGGTGTACAAGGCGGCCATCGCCAACACCGACCCCACCTTGGTGATCAAGGAGCCCCGGCACAGCCGTCGCCGCAACTCGATCATCCAGAAGGGGTCCACCGGCGCCATCCCCCTTCCCCCGGAGGGGTCGGCGGAGTACCTGGAGATGCAGGGCACGTCCGTCAAGGTGGGCCTGGAGGGGATCAACGCGCTGGTGAGCGAAGTCCTCCAGACGGTGGAGTGCGTGGTGATCTCCCCGGAGTACGCCAAGGCCTACCAGAGCGGCGAAGCCCTCCAGATTCTGTGGCGGTCCATGGAGAGCCGCGCCAACCGCCTCCGCGTCACCCTGGGCACCGCGATCCAGCGCCTGTGCTGGCTGATCCTGGAGGTGGGGACGGCCCACAAAGTGGCCAACGTGGAGGTGGTGGACCTCTCCAACCCGGAGAACTACCGCGGCCAGATCCTCCTGCCCCCGCGGCGAGTGGTGGAGGAGCCCGAGCCCCCAGACCCCCCGGAGCCCGGGGAGCCCCCGCCGCCCAAGCCCGAACCTGTGGTCACGTGGGAGCCCCACGACCCTGGCAACGCCCAAGCGCACGTGGTGCTGGACTGGCCGCCGTACTGGACCCCCACGGCCCAGCAGATCCTCGCGAGCGCCCAGGCCATGGCCACGGCCACCACCGCCAAGCAGATCATCAGCGCCGAGACCGCCACCCGCCACCTGGCCCAGATGATGGGCCATGACGGGGACGAGGAGGTGCGCCTCCTGGAGGCCGAGAAGGACAGCGGCATGGCCAAGATGATGGCCATGGGCGCCACCCTCAACGGGGTCCCGGACGACGTAGACGACGACGAGGACGAGGACGATGGGGACGGGGACGGCGACGGTGACGACGAGCCGCGGCCGCCCCAAAACCCCGCCAACGCAGCCCAGGCGGACGGGGACGGTGATGGTGACGCGTGAGCGCCGAGATCCGCGAGCTGTTCCAGGCGCAGTCTGACGCGGTCCAGAACCTGTCCGCCCAGGCGCAAAAGCGCGCCCTACGGATCACCCAGGCGCGCCTCAAGGCGATCCGCAAGGAACTCCAGCGCCTGGAGCCTGGGTCGTGGGGGTACGCGTCCCGCGCGGCCACCATGCGCCAGTTGCAGGTAGCCGTGGGGGAACTGGCGGTCCTCCAGGGCCAGGCCCTCCAGGGCCACCTCCGCAAGGTGGGCGGGGTGTCGGCCCGCACCGCGGCCCAGACCCTGCGCCAACTGGACAAGCACTACGCAGGGGTGGTGCGCCCCCTTCGGTTCGACACCACCCGGTGGATCACGGAGAACGCCCAGATGGCAAGCCAGGTGCGCCTCCGGGAGTACAGCCAGTCCTTTGCTCGGTACGGCTCCCGCACCGTGTCCCGGATCGAGGAGGAGATCGCCGGCACCATTCTCACCGGGGAACCCTGGTGGAAGGCGCGGCAGAAAGTGTGGCAGGCCACCCGGCACGTCGTTGGGGATAACCAGTGGATGGTGGATCGGATCTGCCGCACGGAGACGGCGGCCGCGTACAACGGCACCCAACTGGCCGCCATGATGGAGGAGGACGTAGACCCCGACGACCGCATGATGAAGCGCCTGGTGGCCACGTTCGACGGGCGGACGGGCAAGGACTCCGTGATGCTCCACGGTCAGACGGTGCCTGTGGACAAGCCGTTCGTGGACCCCTACTTCGGCAAGGAGTACATGGCGCCGCCCAACCGCCCCAACGACCGCGAGGTGATCGTCCCGTGGCGCCAGTCCTTCGGGGAGA